TTATGGGACGACTTTAAGGACTCCTTTAGTAATTTATCTATAAAGGAAATCTCAAACGCTTGGCTTGCTTACCAATTTGGTTGGCGCCCCTTTGTCCGGAACGTGCGTAGGTTTTATCATACTACCATGAATGTCTCTTTAAATCTTGAGAAGATTAGAAAAGAGAACGGAAATTGGACAAAGAGGGGTGGTATCGTGTATCAGACTAATAATTCCTCGACTGAAGTTGTGAATAATATTCAATTATCACCTTCAGCCTCGGGGCTTTATAAGCCTGGTGTCGAACTAGGAAATCATACATTCGTCAAGACAATATTGGACGAGGTATGGTTTGATGGATCATTTCGCTTTTGGATACCTGGAACTCCAGGTACTCCTCAGTGGAATGCTAGAGCTGTGGCCATGTTATATGGTCTACAACCCTCACCATCTCTAGTTTGGCGACTTATTCCTTGGTCGTGGCTCATCAATTGGTGTACTGACGTTGACGATACTATCGACAACATGTCTAGTATGCTTCTTGATGGGCTTTGCGCGAAGTACGCTTATATAATGCGACACTATCAGCAACATATAGTTATGACTGCTTGCAGTAATTACTATAATGGAACTGTAAGTGTGCCCTGGATAGCCTCTTTAGATAGGAAATCCAGACAAGCTGCTTCGCCTTTCGGTTTTGGTCTGACGCGCACCGATTTTAGTGCTCGCCAATGGTCTATTCTAGCTGCGTTAGGGATTTCTCGCCTTAGCGTCATTTAGAAGCCATTACTGAATTAAGATTCTATCCTTTGTTAGCGATTTGCTTGACAACAAATCGTAGATAGAGTCTCAATGTCAATTTTATTATCTTCCAAAGGAGAATCTACCATGGCTTTCTCAGATCCACAAACAGTTACTATCAACAGCGTTGCTAAATCTTGTGCTCGGGTTTCATCCGATCAGCTACGATCCGTGTATAAAACTTCCGACGATGAGGTAAGAATAACTATATCTCATCAACCGGGTAAGTCGTCTACACGTCACATGATGCGCATCGACCAGAAGGTCGTTGCCGCAGATCCGCTGAGCGCTATAAACGCGTACAAGAATTTAGGAGTTTACATCGTAATCGATGAACCGGATTATGGGTTCACTGCCACGACGATAAACTACGTTGTTGCGGCCCTTGAGGCCTGGCTTGACTCTACTTCGGTAGGGAAACTTGTTGGTGATGAACATTAGTTCATTGCAACAATAGTCCTACAGAAGTATTCAAGTTCTGTAACTGGGTCAGAGCTGCCTTATATTCTCATATAAGCAGCTCTTGACCAACCCTTCGTGGGTTGTCTGAGCTTTTGCTGTGGCGGATCGCCTACCTTCTCTATAAGGAGGAGACGTGAAAAGCCAGCAAAAGATTCTTTTGGAACTCATAGCGCTTGTCCTTAAGGACGTAGCTATGAAGTGCGGTGCAGTTCAACCTCTTGAACGTGATCTGATGACTATTAGATCACGTGTTGAAAAGGAAGGCGTATCGTTTTTGACGATTACCCTTCCTGACTTCGGAAAAGACTTCGAAAGAAGCCTTGACCTTGGTCACCTTGACTCAAATCTCTTCAGAAGTTTTCGGAAGAGAGGACGAATCCCTGCATTTCTACAGGGTATCGTCAGTCTAGTTTTCAACATGGAAACGGGAAGGATCTCTGATGAACCTCACATTGCCGCTATCGAAGGGGTTAGACAAATATCTAACCTCTTCAAGAAGATGCAACTGCCTTGCGCTCAATCAAGAGTTGACAGGGCTTTACGTGAGTTTATCGAGATCGACAGTGAGCTTTCAAAGCCAATTCCCTCGGCTGACATCGACTATTTTGGTCGTGTTAGTGATTGCCTTTGGGCTAATCTTATTAAAGGTGAGGAATTCATACTCACCGATAATATGGTTCCTAAACAAGGTCCTGGGAGTACCGAAGAGCGAGTCTCTGGAAATCAGAAATTCGTCTTTTCGCGTTGGCACGAGCGTTTGGAATCGTACTTCCCTCTACTTCACTGGGCGTTCTCTTCCGAGACGGCCCAAGAAAGTGAGGAATTCCAAAAAGTCACGCTCGTGACTGAGGAAGAAGAGCATCCCGTGAGGGTTACTCCTGTTCCAAAGACTTTGAAGAAACCCAGAATTATAGCTATTGAACCTGTGTGCATGCAATATACACAACAGGCGCTTCTTGATGTCCTTGTAAGGGGACTGGAGAAGTACTGGTTAACGAAGGGTCATGTAAACTTTAGTGATCAAGGAATTAACCAGTGTATAGCTATTATCTCTTCGAGGAATCTAGCGTATGCTACGTTAGATTTATCTTCGGCTAGTGATCGCGTTAGCGCTTCACTAGTGGAACGAATGTTAGATTGTTCTCCTTATTTTAGAGAGGCAGTAATGGCATGTCGTTCAAAGAGAGCGCGAATTAAGAAGCTAGATGAAACAATCTTGCTTAATAAATTCGCGTCGATGGGCTCAGCATTATGTTTTCCTATTGAGTCGATGTATTTCTATACGATATGTATAGCGGCTCTTTTAGAAAAACGTAATCTTCCTGTGACGTCTCTAGACATTTTTAATGTGTCTAGAGATGTTTACATTTACGGCGATGATATAGTTGTCCCCG